AAACATATAAGATCAAGTATATTAAGATAATACTATGGTTATCGGTAAACTCACGGGCTATTTAGCTCTTGGGTTAATCGGTGCCTTTCTAGTTAATACTTTGGTCCGTCCGCAATCAGCGTTGGGTACAGGCGCAGCGTTAACAGAAACGGATACTGGAATAGCCTCAATAGGTGCGGGGATAGGGGATTCGCTTCGATCAATCGGCTCAGGTTCAGCTAAACTGTTCGACCCTCTATTCACGTTAAAAGATTTAGTTTATTCTTCCAATGTGGCGGGAGCTGCCAATACATCTCCGGCTGCACAGGTTTCTGGTGAGACTAGTGAAGGTTACCCCAAATCTTCGTCGAGTACCATTACCTGGTCCAATGGAACCACTAGGTCCGTTCCTAGTCTAAGTCCGGCTGCTACCTCTTACTATAGGTCACTAGGGGTTAGAGTTCAATGAGAAAAGGCAGCAAAGAGGCTAAAGCATGGGGTCGTAAGATGAAACGACTTAGAGGAAAACCTAAAACTAAAGGAAGAAAAACTAGAAAAAGATCAACTAGAAAAGGACAACGTAGAAAAACAGCCCGTAGGGCATATGTAGGTCTAAAAAGGCGTAGAAGTAGGCGTAAAAAGTCAGAATCTGCGTGGAATTTCTAATATAAAAGCACGATTACAGTTTCTGTAACGCTAACACAAATACCATTTCTATATAAGTAATTAGTATGAAAGTCATACCAATAATACAGCTTTTGTGCCTAAAGTTAGTATTGGACTAGTATTAAAAGAACAGTTTTTTATTTGAAACAGATTAAACCCAAATGTATTTTTCACCTTTGCATTTAGGGCAGTCTTCAGTTGTATTGTAAACAGGATCTAGTTTGTTAGAACCTGTCTGGAAATCTACGGTCCTAATAATACCATGTGGATGCCCGTCTATGGTATCGGCGCAGCAATCACAAGGTATCAGTTTTTTGATTTTCAGGCTTAGGTCCGGTCTGCTGATTATTGGCTGTTTTGATTTTTTCATAAATTCGTTCAACTATAGCTGGGTCTTTTTTTACTGCTTCTTCCACTTGCGGAACCAGGAATGAGGCAGCCTTTCTGTATTTGTTTGGTATCAACTGCATGATGACCTCACCTAGACCAGAGTTTTTCATGTCGGTATCTGTCACAGCAGGACCATCTTTTATTCTGTTAATACTTGATTTAAGTCGTAAAATTTCTTTACGATAGTCTTGCGCTTCTTCTTTCTTACTATCTGCTAAATATTTAATATCAGCCTCAAAATCCTTGATGCGCTGCCTAGAGTGTTTATTGATAGTACCCCTATTCCGAGCAATAAACATACAGGAAATACCACCAGATATACACGCCACCAGGATAAGCGCTGAAGATAAAAGCTCCATACCATAAATAATAATAAATTACTTAGATCTAAGTGTTTTTAACCTCAATATTACCTCAATACTACCTTAGTCTAGCTCATAAAATCTGACAAAAAACCCCATAAATGGGGTGTTCTTATCCCTAGGTATAGTCATACGAGTGCTGTGGATTGCGGTGGTGGGGGAATTAGTGGTGGCTGTAGGTTACTACAGGTCTTTTTTTCGGTGCTGACCTGTAGGTTCGTGAAAATAAGTGTGTGTACTTTTATTATAGTACGACTTAGACAAATTGCATGAGGGGTTTAGCTATTACACGTACTGCCATAGAGCATCCAACTTCTAGCCCAGTTACCTACAGCCTCGAGTTAAAGTATAATCCTGTTAGACTGGGTCCACTAACCCCCCCTGCATTTGAACGAGCCAGGCTGCTGGTGGGGGTGAATGAATGGACTGGATGAATGCACCAACAAAACTAGCAAGTGAGGCAGGTCGGAACGTGGGTGGAATTAAAGCATCGAAAACAATTGGTTTGCCTATTTCATATTGGGCCTTACTTGAGCAGATTAGATCGCATAAAGGTTTCAAAAATGGGAATGAGGCGATCTGTTACGTAATAATGGAAGAAGCTAAAAAACTCGGTCTTGAAACAGGATGACTTTCGAACCTTCCAAAAATTTTGTAGGGCTTCAACCCACTATAGAAGAAGTGGATTACGAAGTTATCCCTCGCAAAAAATGTAAGCAGTGTAAATGTTATTTGTCTAAAGGAACAGTAAGTGTTTTCTGTTTAAAGTGTTCCAAAAAAAAAATTGACATTTCCTAAAACCTGTTTTAACCCAACCTGTAATTGTAAGGAACTGAAGATAGTTAGAGAAGTTACCTTACGTTGTAGTAACTGTCACTGCGGTGTAAAAGTAGAAGAAGTGAAAATTGAGAATTTCCGCATCCTGAATGGCAAGGAAGCACAAAACCTACTTTTTACCGTTGTCAAAAAAACACAGGACCAATCTTAAAAATTTCAGACCCACAATCTGAAATTTAATTCCTATTTTTTTTAACTTACATAAACAAGCCATCTATACATTGTACCTGTAAACATCTAAACGGGTTCCATTTTGGAAACGGTTTGTTCCCGAATTATCAATCATTTTCACTTCATTAAATGAAGTAATCCCAGTTGTACTATTCCATCCGCCGAGATTTTCTGCGCCTAAATCTCCGGCAGACGCAGAAGTAAAAATCATTTTTTGTGTACTGTTATTAGCATAGACCCATACATTAATTCTAAAGGTCGTTCCAATCTCGGACCGACCACATCTATACGAATCGGTATTGACATAGTTTGAGCAATCCCAATCACAAGTTGCGAAATTATACCATCCTTTCGAATTGTAAGTAGAAGTGCTGATACCATTCATCCTTAATCCAATATTACTCGCTGAGCTTACCTGCCCTGTAAAAACAATAAAAAAGGTAGAAATATCCGCACATGAAACAGCAGGGGAAATAGTCAAAGTAACATCAGAAACAGCACCACCGCTTACCACTTCAGAACCTACTAATTCTAAATCAGCGGCAGCAGGTCCACTAGGCGTAACCCATTCAGGTGCAGTTGCACCAGCATTTACCTGGAGCTGGTCACTTGCTGCACCGATAGCTAAACGCTGTAGCGCTGAACCTGTACCATAAAGCACGTCTCCGGCTGATAAATTTAATCGCTGTATATGAACCCCGTCCGAATAAATTACATCTCCGGCGTTTAATTGACCTTGAGTGATATTATCAAAATTCAGTGGACCACCATCTTGTGATACAGTACCATCATGGGTATGGGGTTTAAGGACATTTGAACCACCACCGGAAAATCCCATTTTAACCTCTCGCTAAATCAAATCTGGTTTTTTCTGTTGTAATATACATTGGTGTAACTTGCGCCAATAGATCTACGGTTCCGGCTGCGCCTGGTGTTACTTGCACACTAACTATACTTTGATTGTTTATGTTTTGGTCCGCACCAGCACTTAGAGAAATTGCAGGTTGTCCATTTACTGAAAAAGTACATGGATTAGCTGCGTCTTGGTTTTTAATTGCAACTGAAATAGCTATACTGCGATATTGTGTAGGATAATGAACTGTAGTGGCAGCAGCTCCGGCAGCAATTACATCGGACACATAAGTTGATTCAGCAGTTGTATCAGAAGGTTTTGTAGTTACCCGATATCCTTGAATTACTTGAGGCATTTAAGCCACCTTAGAAAAGATTAGCGTATTTTATCAAAAATGAATATGCAACGGCTACACCAGCAGTTTGCGCACAGTTGTAAGATAATTGTTTTCCACCAGCCTGAGCTCCTACTGTAATCGGCACTGGACCAGGTACAACCCTACCAGCACTGGCGGGGTCAGATGAAACTGAGAAGAATGTTACACCAGCTTCTAAGCCGTTTACTAAAACTCTATCTTCGTACAAGTCACCTGCAACTGGAACAGATGCAGTTACTTCATCTAAAATTACATTATCTCGATTTAATTGTTGTACAGAAAGTCCGGTAATATCGTCAGTGGCTAGTGCAAATGTGTTTAAGGCTGCTCCCGTAGTCGTATATCGACGCATCAGGGGGACCGCCATTTTTAGAGACTCTCCGTTTGTACGTTGTCTAAAGCATTAGCACCGGAAAACGAACGGATGCCCTGACCTAGAAACATAGTGGCTGCTGCACCAGCTACAGATTCTAATCCACCTACACCATAGGCTGCTGCACCTTCAATTACTTTACCAGCAGTAGTTCCGGCTAATCCTGGTGATATTGCACCTAGAACTAGACCACCTAGCGCTGCTATTCCAGCACCGGCTAGAACCTTGTTAATCGTTTTACCTGTTTTTAGCTTAAATGCCACACTTAAGGTCACTACTAGTAGATCTTAAATCTTTCTAAATTCGAATTTAGAAACATATAAGATCAAGTATATTAAGATAATACTATGGTTATCGGTAAACTCACGGGCTATTTAGCTCTTGGGTTAATCGGTGCCTTTCTAGTTAATACTTTGGTCCGTCCGCAATCAGCGTT